GAGTATTTATATATATTTAAATAAGCTCCTTTAGTATAGAGCTCCAAGTACTTATAGTTATAGTTAGTAGCTTCCGGGATCACTAATTTTATTTATTTAATTAGATTGTCTTTGTGATATAATACTTATTTGAGGAGATGATGATGCCTAGATTATCGTTGGAGCAATATGCGAAGTACGATGAGTTGGAGTCCGACGGATGTTTCGTGTGTAGTGACTCTAGAAAGCTGTGTAATGTATATCACCCAAGAGTTTTATCAGATGGAGCACGAGGTGTTAAAATCCATATGTGCTCTCCATGCTATGGATCATACAAGAGATTAGGATTTGAGCAACTTCCACTAGCTTCTATGGTGAAATTATTGAATGGTAGACCAAGAAGAAATAGAATCATGGATAATAAGTCAGAGGCTCAAGACTTTTTGAATTTAGGTCTCGAAATTGTGTTCGATGCAGAGAGTGGTGATGTATTTTATGCTGAGGACGCTGAAGGTAATACATACCACGCAATTGATGTGTCTAAGTTCTTGAGACTTAGGTCTGAGCTCATTGTAATGAGTCGAGAAGATCTACTAAAGGCTTGTAATAAGAACTTCACCGATCAACGGTTCATAAATAAAGTTGTATCTTCTTTTAGTAAGTAGTATATAATTAAAGAATGCGCACAGAATTAATCTGGTGCGCTCTGAATAAGTCCTTGGGACTTAGCATATAGCATCTATTAAGTAGCATCAACTGAGAGGATCAGAGCGCTTGGAGCATACTCTGGAAGTATTAGCAAAGACCCTGGAGCTTGGCTTTAAGGTCTTGGGTTGGGCGGCAATCTTATTTGTCACCCTAATTTCAGCAATCCTCAATGGAGGTAGGAGCCAATGAAATTGAACGCATGGACCATGAATTAGGGTGTGTACAAACAAGCTGCACAATGTATAATTGTATTGTGAATGATTAATTCACATCAATTAATCTTAACTTTAAGGAGCTTTAAAATGTCTGAGCAAAACCAAACCCCCGCCGCCGAAACCAAAGCTGCTGCGCCTGCTGAAATCATCCGCGGTCGTATGCCGGTTACTGTCGTGTACATGGCACGTTACGGCAACAAGAAAGGCGAGAGCACGAAGGTCAAGGCTGACAAGTTCGGTACCACGGTCGGTAAGATCGATGATATCGCAAAAGGTCGCAACTTCGCTTATGTGACCGAGGCCTTCCGCCCCACCCAAGAGATGAAGGATCAGGCTCTGGAGTGGCTCAAGCGTCATCCCCACTACGATGCGCAGAACGTCGATGAGCTGGTGAATGAACTGGAAGCCATCCCGGTGGCAACCACGGAAGAAGCCGCTGCATTCGAAGCTGCTCGCGTTGCAGCTCGTGGCCAAACTCCCAAGACCAAAGAGGGTGAGACAGCCAATGCAGGTGGTGGCAACAACCGTGGTGGCAAAAAGGGCGGCAAGAAAGGCTCCGGCGAAGCTGCCGCAGCCCCGGCCGCTGATGCCGCAGGTCTGCTGGCCTAATAATTAAGCCCCGGTGTAAAAGCTGGGGCTTTTTTACGTCTACTTAGCCCCTGGGACTTAGGACTTGGCGCTTTGGAGCGCTAGAAGCATGTATTTGGGGCTAGAAGGGACTATCAGAATCAGTCTGATCAGCATCAAAAGTAAAATGCGATAGGTACTGCGTACTAAAAATAGAGACTGACGGAGCTATCTGGTCGGGTCCATGGGCTCAGGTCGTAAAAACGGGCCGCGATTGCGCAGCCCTTAGGGATTAGTAGCCGACGGTCCAGCGCTCGCCAGATCTTGTCTTGATGCAGTAAGGCCGATGGTTGTGTACCTTGACCCAGAACCAGTATAATGCCTTGGTGCTTGGGACGAAGCGACCGTTTTTGAAGTTCATGATGCACACCTAGAACATGCATTATTTGGTCCATGCTCTTCCACACACTCTGGAAGAACATCGATAGTTTTTGTGACGATCCGACAGGTGCTACCTAGACCTGTGAGATACCGTTTGTGATTGAGGACTAGATCAAAATCCTTAGATCCAAGATTGTCGACCCAATTACCCGCTGGGGCTTGGCACTGAAGCCAGAAGTAGTCATTCTCATCCATGATCGACTCCTTAAAGATTGACGGCGATAATATCGAAGCACTGCTGAAGCGAGTAACCACGCTGGCGCAGGTGACGAGCAGTTGCCTCAACCCCGAAGAAAGCGAGGCAACGTTTGATGCTGATGCTGAAGTAGCTAAGTTCCATGATGGTCTCCTTAAGACGCATGACTGACTGAAGCGCTTCTGTGACTGACGCGCCATTTACCTGGGACTTGGGATCCCATTGCCTAACACCCATGACCCAGGCGCTAGGCAAAAGAATCCCTCCCCGAAGGGAGGGTGAAGGTTTAGGCTTTGACCTGAGCTTCGATCATCTCTTTGTAGATCGGCTTGAAGGTGAATCCCTTACGAGCCGAGTAGATTTGACCGTAGGACAACTGAAGAACTTCGGCACACTCCTTGTGGCTCTTATCCTTCAGATCACCCAACATGATCCGACGAGCATCATCATCAGTCATTGTCCGCTCAGACTTGGGACCACGATCCCTCGTGGGCTGGGCATTCAGGGCTTCGACGATTTCATTGACCTTAGCAATCACATCGGCCAGTTTTGCATTGGTTTCGAGCTTTTCCATTTTAGACTCCTTAGTCATTTAGAAAGGTACATCCAGGTGAATAATCATCATTAATCATTCACAATGTTATTATACTGCTTCGGATGAGAATGTATACCTGCAACTGCTAATATACGCAATAAGAAATGTAACGAAATGTAACGAAAAAGAAATGAGAATGATTATCATTAATCAGTCTATCTACTAGAGAAGAGAATGATAATCAGAATGATAACGATTATCATAACGATAATGATTATCACAATCATCAATCATCTATCATCATATCAATATATTCGTATATTCTCATATTCGTATATTAGGTCTTGGCACGTGGTACGATAAGCCTAATATTCGTATATTCGTATATTAGCCAAGAGCTTGGGACTTGGGTATAAACTAATATTCGTATATTCATATATTCGTACATATCACAAATCGTATATATCATAAATCTAATATGTCAATCTCTTATATTCATATATTCGTATATTCGATGAATCACGATATGAGAAATTGGATATATTCTAATATTCGTATATATCAAAAATCGTATATTCAAATATCAGTATATTCGAATATTCGCATAGTAGGGGGCCCTGAAGTACCAGGGGCCAGGGCTCAGTTCCGGGGGTATTTTTTCACCGAAACGACTTTTATGGCCTGCTACTTAGCCCTTGGGGCTTCGTGCTTGGTAGTAGAACCTGGTGCTTGGGAGTTGGTAGTGAAACCTGGAGCTAAGACCCAATTTCATGGCCCCAGGATCAAAGTATTGTACTTTGAGGTCCACCAATGTATAATGATGACATGATACCCGCACTTAAATCACGGAGCACTGCTCTTCTTGCCGCGATCCAAGAGCAATTCCCCAATTACCACCCTCTTATCGCTATCGCACAGATAGCCCACTCTGATAAGGCAGATTTAGATCTGCAATTTCAGTGCCATAAGACAATCGCCAAGTACATTGAGCCAGAACTCAAGGCCGTAGAGGTCAAAACGGACATAAATGATCGCTCAGTCGTCCGTGTATCACTGTTCGAAGACATCGCAGATGCAGAAATTGTATCTGAACCCGCACAAATAGAGAAATGGTAAGGAAAATATATGGCTCAGCAAACTATTAACCATGGATCAGTCGCAGGTGATGGCACCGGTGAATCGCCATTTAGCGGCATGCAGAAAGTTAATGCAAACTTCACGGAATTGTATGCCGCTAAGGATGCTCAGGCCGCTGCTCTTGCTGCGAAGGCCCCGTTAGATAACCCGACTTTTACTGGGACGGTGAGCGGTATCACGAAGGCGATGGTCGGCCTTGGGAACGTCGATAATGTGTCCGACGCTAACAAGCCAGTTTCGACAGCTCAGAATACTGCGATAGTAGCAGGTGACAACTTGCGGCTTAAGGCTTCGGACATGTATGGAGATTTTGTAGTCTCCGGGCTGGCTACACCAGTGCCGAATAATACTCTCGATGGAGTTTTAGCTGTCGGGGTGGCGTATGTGAATGGTGTCCGGACTGAGCGAGTGGCTACTGATACCTTTACATATCTGGCGTTACGTGATACGTACGTGGATATGGATAGTACTGGAGCAATTTATCGGAATGCGGTTGTGAATGGTAACACGGCCCCGACCCTAGTTGCAGGGCGGATTCGGCTAGAGAAAGTTATTACAGATGGCTCAAAAATAGCAAGTGTTACTAGATTGGCTAATGGTAAACCTGCCACCATCGAGTCTATAACATCTAAAACCAATTTACCAGGTACTAATACTGGTAAGACATATATTACTGCAGATACTGGGACTATATATGGTTGGAATGAGGCTAGTCAGACATACTTAGCAATTGGTTTCTCACCTATTACAAGCCCAACAAAGCGTTTTGGTGGGTTTATAGACGGGGCCGGATTTCCAGTCCTTACACCTGAGAATATATCTAGAGTTAGAAGTGTTTCAGAATATGTTGGAAACATTTTATGTGATTTTTCTGGGTCTAATATTACGGATTTTACAGCTAGTAAGATGCAACTTACTACAGGCATTTTTGCGCCTGTCATGCCGATGGAGATTTCTCCAGATCGTAGATTTCCAGCCACACTTAGATTAACAGGTAGTGGAGATAGTTTAACTTACTGTAATATTCCATTTACAGTTAATGGATCATTATTTACGATTACAGATAGGAAGGCCACTAATATAGGTATGTTTATTAGGGGAATGCCTAGAGCAGATGGTGAACCATTTGGTAGCATTCGTATCCTAGTAGGCCAAAAGGATCCAGTCAATAACCGTATCAACTATGCTACAGCCTACTATGAGTGGAGATTCACTATTCCTGCGGATGGTGTTGAGAGATTTTATACTTTAATGCCCTCGGCTTCTCAAATAACTAATGGTACGGCGGGAGTTGAAAACTTCAACTATGGACATGAGTTAGGCGCCATAGCCTTGCGTTTAGCTCCAAATAATGAGTGTAATAAAGCCACTAGAAACCCTGCCAATAACCGAGCTTGGGGCTCTACAGATCAAGTCTTTTTCTCACCCTTATATTATGACGCAGTAGGTAAGAAAGCTTTAGCAGTAATACGTTTCGATGATAACATTAATAATGGATATACTGGAACCTATAAAGGGGTCGTAAATCCAAAATTTGCAACGGACTACATCCCACAACTAACTTCTGCAGCTTACCCAGATGCAAATAATAGAACCTTTGCAAATAATGCTTGCGGAACAGGTATTGCATATCAGGGACGTAGTACGGTTAAGATTCTAAATGACTCAGATATGAGCTGGGCTGAACTCATTAAACATTATGGATTTCGGGCTAATACCTATATCCTATGTCGACATGTTGGAACACCTGAGTTTCTAACTGTTGACCAACTCAAAAAACTCCGAGATGATTACGGTTGGTTAGTAGGGTTCCAAAGTTACTATAACCCTGTTTCATATTACCAGCAGGGCGTTAAATTATTAGGCCCAAATGGATATAACATTATTGGAACAAAGTACACTAGTCAAGCGAGTAGTGTAGTTCCTGCAGTGCAAGCCATTGAGACTTATGGCGGATTTCCAACTATGAGAATAATAAATGTAGGTATGGCCATGGCTGGTAGACAAGGTTACCCAGTAATATTTATAGCTGGGGCGGATTTACCTGCAACATTGACGGCTGGACAAGTTTACTGGCTCAAAGAACGATACTTTAACCAGCCAACATCATACGATTTAGTGCAAAATGTGAGCGTTCACCTGACAGAAAGCGATGCATTTACTGGGTCAAATAGTATAGATCTAGTTACTGGATATGGTGGAACAGCCTCAAATATTGTATTTAGGTACGGACATGCATCGAGTGGCTCTGGAGCATCTACCAGTGACTATACTGGAATCCTTTTAGAATTTCAGAAGGGCAAAGAGTGGTTCTTAGCAAATGGGTTTGGTGATGGTTATAAACATTGGGCCCCAAATCAGAGTGGTGTAGATATATTCGTTGAGCAAGCTATAGAGGCTTTTGGAGAATTTGAAGGAGTTTGGGAGTTAGGTACCCCAGGATTCTATGGATGTGTACCTTTTGCAACTCCTACACGCCAAGGTCAAAATCCAATCATGTCGTATGGACGTCCCGATGATCCATTCAATTGTCGAGACGATATCATGTCATTTGGCAATATTAGTACAGACGGTTGGGAGGTTAAATATTCCTGCAGTGTTGATACGGCTACTGATATATTCACCATTGCAACCCCTCCAGAATGGCTTAGACCGGCAAATGGTGAAACTGTAATGCCTATAGCTACCACTATGCCGGGTGGACTTGCGATAAGTACGATGTATTATATTGTACAAAGTACAGGCACTACATTTAAGCTTTCTCTCACCAAGAACGGATCTCCAGTTGATATAACTAGTGTCGGATCTGGTTTATCATTTAATTTTGCTGAAACGGCTATACGAAATCAGGTGAGGTATCTTGTTAGACAAGGTGCGGTTATACAAAACCTTGTTCACGATTTGGGTCAGCCAAATAATATTCGTCAAGCTATATTCTTCATGGATGAACTTAAGTATTGGATAGATCGAGGGATGGCTTATTGTGATACTGCGGATGTAATTGCAGGCATAATCAAATCTGAGAGATTTAATTATAATGGCAAGATTACCTTATAATGTGGACACTAGATTCAAGCATTGTCACACTAGATGCTTCCATTGACCTGCTCACCTTGGACGGTGTCAGGGTCAATGTGATTCGTCCAATTGTCGTACGTGACATCGTCCTTGGGTCTAGGGTGCCAAAGACTGTGTATGTGCAGAAACGTCTCAGTAAAGACGTAAAAGTTGGAGGCGTTACAAATGTCTTATGACCTAGTTACTGGTGACACTGGATCATCTCTAGTAGTCAATATCAAGGATACTGCTAGTGCGGTCGTAAACCTTACTGGGGCCACTGTAAAGTTCCGCTGGGAAGGTGAAGATGGTGTTCTAGTAGAGAGAACTGCCACTATTTCAGATGCAGCTAATGGTGTAGCTGAGTATCAATTTGCGGCCAACGAAATTTTCGCAACTAAAATGCGAGTTGAAGTAGAAGTGACTGATTCTGCTGGTAAGATTATTACTGGTACAGATCTTATTACTCTCCAGGTTCGTGAGCAACTTGGATGAGCGCAGATTTCAAGCTCTATAAAAAGCAACATAGGGCTTTAATCACTCCAGCAAATGAGATTCTGTACGGTGGGGCCGCAGGTGGAGGCAAGTCGTATCTAGCTCGTGTATCATCGATTGTATACTCTCTCGAGATACCTGGACTAATTACTTACCTGTTTCGTAGGACCTTTAAGGAAGTACTAGCCAACCATGTGTACACGCCAGGTGGCTACATTGAGTTATTAGCTCCACTTATTGAGAATGGCGAATGCATTTTCAGTAAGTCGGACTTTAGTTTCACATTTCCATCTACTGGAAGTCGTATCCAATTGGCTCACAGTCAGTATGAGAATGATATTTACACTCATCAAGGTGCTCAGATAGGCTTCTTGATTATTGATGAGGCTACCCACTTTACTCCGGCGATGATTAGATTCATCCGGTCTCGGGTTCGTTTAGGATCGATGAAGGTTCCAGAACGCTGGAAGGGATTATTCCCAAGGATTCTATATACCGCTAACCCTGGAGGGGTTGGTCACCATTACTTCAAGAGTAACTTCGTTGACTTTGGTGGAGGTCATGTATTTAAGGCCCCAGAGGATGAAGGTTCGATGAGGCGTGAGTACATCCCATCGAAGTTGCAGGATAATAAGGTTTTGATAAATAACGACCCAGATTATGCTGCACGATTGAAGGGTATGGGTGATACAGCTATCGTTCAGGCGATGCTAGAAGGCGATTGGGAGCTATTGAGTAGTGGTGGACTGGCCGACCTGTGGCGTGGTAAATATCATGTCATTAAGCCATTCAGTATTCCACCCACTTGGACCATAGATCATGGGTATGACTATGGGTCATCTAACCCAGCAGCCTATCTAGTATTTGCTGAGAGTGATGGTACAGATTTTGTAGATGCTGATGGTAATGAAGCTTGGGTCCCTAAAGGTACAGTCTTCATTATCGGTGAAGTATATTTCGCAAATAAACGACATGAAGGCCTAAGACTTACTGCTACCCAGCAAGCTGAGAAGATTAATGCATATCAGCGAGAAGAGGGCTTTAAGGGTAAGGTTAAACCAGGACCTGCGGATAACAGTATCTTCAACAGTGAACCTGGACATACATCAGTTTCGGATGAAATGGCATTAAGTGGAGTCTACTTCACTCGGTCTAATAAGGCCCCTGGATCAAGGGTCTTGGGACTTCAGGTTATACGTGAACGTTTGAGAGCAGCCACTCAGAGACCAATGGAACGGCCTGGATTGTTCATATTTAACAACTGTTATCACACAATTCGTACTCTACCTAACTTAGAGAACGATGAAAAGAACCCTGAGGATATTGATTCTCATGGTGAAGATCACTTATACGACGTGGTTCGATATCGCTTACTGCGTAGTGCCACAATGGCGAAGACATCCAAGGTGAAAGGGGCTTAAAGTGCCTGTAAATTCTAAACACCCACTTTATGTGGCATATGAAGGTCAGTGGACCAAGTGTCGTGATGCTTTCAATGGGTCTGATGCCATTAAAGCTAAAGGTGCATCATATCTTCCACGGTTGATTGATCAACCTATGGATGAGTATAATGCCTATAAAGATCGAGCTTTGTTTTACTCAATTACCTCAAAGACTGTAGAATCTTTGGTCGGTCTGGCAATGCAGAAAGAACCAATTCTGAAATTTCCTGAGCAGATGACGAAGTATTTCAAGGACAACAGTGGCGTAGAGTTTTATGAGCTGCTTAAAGGCGCATACAGTGAGACTATGCTTATGGGTCGCCTTGGTGTGCTGATTGACAGAGCTATAGATGGAGGTCACGCAAAACCTGCACCATATGCTAGCGAGTCCATTCTGAACTGGGAGACGGATTCCGATGGATTATTCACCTTCGTGGTACTCCATGAAAGTATTTTGCAGCCTGAAGCAAATGATCGCTATGTAAAGAAGTACGTCAATCAATATCGTGTACTTGAGATAATTGAGGGAGTATATCATCAGACTATTTATGATGAGAAACTTCAGCAAGTAAGAACTTTCAAGCCTACTAATACTGGCATTGAAATGGATTTCATCCCATTCTTTGTTGTAACGCCTTCAGGGATTAGTTCGGTCGTTGACAAGTCTCCAATGGCCGATATTGTGGAGGTGAACATCTCTCATTATCGTACTAGTGCAGACTTAGAGCATGGTCGTCACTTTACGGGTTTACCTACGCCTGTGGTTATTGGTGTAGATGCTAGTACAGTGTTAAAAGTTGGTTCAATGACTGCTTGGATTATTCCAAACCATCAAGGTGATGCGAAATACTTAGAATTTACTGGTGAGGGCTTAAAGAGTTTGGAAAAGGCTCTCAGTGAAAAGCAATCTCAGTTGGCTAGCTTGTCAGCTAGACTGATTGACTCATCTACTCGCGGGTCTGAATCACCTGAGACTGTCAAACTTCGGTACGCCTCTGAGAATGCTAACCTTGTATCAGTATCACGATCCGTGGAAGCCTTCATGAACATGATCTATAAAACGATCGCATTGATGGATGGTTTAGATGAGAAAGAGGTCCGTATAGATCTCAATAAAGAATTTATCAGCAAGACTCTCACAAGTAAAGAGGTGAAAGAGCTTGTTGAATCGTATTTCGAAGGTGGTATCAGCAAAGAAACGCTGGTGTTTAACCTCAGAAAGGGTGGAGTACTGGATCCACTTCGTAGTGATGCGGATGAGTCATCCGCAATTTTAAATGTACCAACAAAAACTCAACCGGTGGTTAATCAAGGAGCTTGAAAATGGCGTTAAAAAGCGTATTAGAAAATCTGGACGGTGTCGCGGAATCAATCGCTGCATTATACACAAAGGGTGCGGATGGTAAGTACTATCTCGAAGTGGAGGGTCTGGTACCTAAATCCAAGTTGGACGAGTTCCGTGACACCAATGTGAAGCTCATGAAGGACATGGAGAAGTTCAAGGATATTGATCCTGTCAAATATCGCGAACTTGCCGAGACTGCTCGTAAGATCCAGGAAAAGGAGTGGATTGAAAAGGGTGAGATTGATAAAGTCGTTGAACAACGTGTAGCCTTAATGCGTGAAGATTTCACTCAGAAAGAGGTCACTTACAAAACCTCCAATGAGGCCATGTCTCGTCAGCTTGAGAGTTTGCTCATCGATAATCAGGTTCGTGAAGCTGCTACGAAATTAGGTGTCAGGGCCTCAGCTGTGGATGATGTGTTACTCCGTGCAAAGGCGGTCTATCGTGTCAAGGACGGTGTTGCAACCCCGATTGACTCGAAAGGTCAAGTTATCTATGGCAAAGATGGTGCCAACCCTATGGCCGTTACAGACTGGGTCGGATCTCTCAAGCAAACTGCTGAACACCTCTTCCAAGGTTCTAGCGGTGGTGGAGCGGGTGGTAGTAATACTAGTGGTACAGGTGGAGCTAATCTGACTTCAGTTCAGAAAATTGCCGCAGGTCTTGCTCAGTTGAATGGCGGCTAAATACCATCGATCATGGACCCGTAAATAGCGATGCAAATCGCTATTTACTTTTTAAATCCATGGTATATAATTGAACTAATTAGATAGCGGAGCTATCTGTAGTAGCACAAGTCATATTTCCTCGGTGAGGGTGAATCTATTCATTAACTTGCCTAAGGAGATATCACATGGCATCTGTAACTCTGGCGGAATCCGCCAAACTCTCTCAAAACCAGCTTCTGGCTGGCGTCATCGAAAACATCGTCACGGTTAACCCGATTTATGAAATGCTGCCATTTATGGGCATTGAGGGTAATGCCCTGGCATACAACCGTGAGAATGCTCTGGGCGATTCTCAGTTCTTAGGTGTTGGTGGTACGATTACTGCTAAGGCCGCCGCCACATTCACAGCTGTCACATCTGCTCTGACCACCCTTATTGGTGATGCTGAAGTTAACGGCTTGATTCAAGCCACTCGTTCTGACTTCGCTGATCAGACAGCTATCCAAGTCGCATCTAAGGCTAAATCAATCGCTCGTAAGTTCCAGGATGCAATGATCAATGGTGACGGTACCAATGACTCATTCACTGGTCTGCTGGCACTGGTTCCAGCTGGTCAAAAGATTGCAACAGCTACCAACGGTGAAGCTCTCTCCTTCGCAATTCTTGATGCTCTGATCGACCAGGTTAAGGATAAAGACGGTCAGTGTGACTTCCTGATGATGCCCTCACGGACACGTCGTGCATACTTTGCATTACTGCGTGCTTTAGGTGGTGCAAGCATCGGTGAATCTACGACTCTGCCCTCAGGTCGTAAACTGCCGGTCTATAACGGTGTGCCGATCTTCGTCAATGACTACATCCCTGTTAACCAGGTTCAAGCTGCGTCTGGTGCGGTCTGTACCACCATCTTCGCCGGTACATTCGATGATGGCTCAGGTACTCATGGTATCTCAGGTCTGTCAGCTACTCGTGACTTCGGTATCAGTGTGAAGAACATCGGTGAGAAAGAGACTGCAGATGAAGAAATCACTCGTGTGAAATTCTACTGCGGTTTTGCCAACTTCTCCCAACTCGGTATCGCATCAGCTAGCGGCATCACTAACTAATAACCGAGGGGCTTCGGCCCCTCAATTTACTTGGGGAATCTAGATGAAGAAATTCATTGCCACTGGTGAGATGGAGGGTAAAACCTTTATCCTCAATGATCGTTACAGTTTCGTCGATGGCGAAATGCCTGCGTCAGACGATGATGCAGCCAAAATTAAACCTATCTTGTGTGGATACCATGCCTGTGAACTGGTTGATGTCGCAGAACCAGTCATTGAGGATCCTGCAGGTGAAACCTCTCTGAGTAAGACTGTTACTCAGGGTGACACTGAATCTGAAGAATAATGGCTTTAATTACTACTCCTGGGGCAGTTGATGCAAACAGCTACATTTCCGTAGCTGATGCCTCAGGGTATTTTTCTTTGAGCTACAATCGCACTGCTTGGGCTGATGCCTCAAACGGTGACAAAGAAAAATCTCTAGCCGAAGCTACTCGACTGTTAGATCAGTTCGTACAGTGGAATGGCTATATTGCATCTACAACTCAACGTTTACGTTGGCCTAGAACTAGTGTAATCGATCCAGATGATAGAGCTGTAGCATCTGACTCAATTCCTCAAGCTATCAAGGATGCCACATGTGAACTAGCATATAGCATTCTTGTTAATCAAGGATTTGACATATCTGAAAATCCTGTAGATAAGGTCAAGATTGGATCCATTAGTGTAGACTTCGATCTTGGTCAGAAGTCTGCAGGCTTTCCAAAGATTGTTCGTGACATGGTAGGATTTTGGGGTGTTCTGCAAATCCCATCTAGTTCAGGTGTACAGACAGCTAAATTGGTTCGCACATGATACCTCAGGCTATCGATAAAGCTGTAGATATCTTGAATCGTAAATTATCTAGCATGAAGGTAACTGCTACGATTCTTCGTAATTCTGAATCATATAATCTATCTACTGGAAAGAATACATTAACCTCAGTAGAAGAGACCGTGACTGGATTCATGGACTCTTTTGGTTACACTGAGATAGATAATGTGAAGGTTTTGCAAGAGGATGTGAAGTTTCTGATACTCTCTACATTCGAAATAGCTTTCGATTCCGTGGTAGATCAGATTAAAATAGGTCTCTTCACATACAATATCGTCAGTGTTAAGAAAGCTGCTGTCGGTACTAAGAATATCTTGTATACTTTACAATTAAGGATGTAATATAGCGCTCTGGATAGCGCTCTGAATGAGTCGAATATAGTTAGCATATAGTAGTATATAAGTTAGTAAAGTTGAAGTAGTTCAGAGCGCTTAAAAAGTTATTTAAAAACAACAAGTTAGATTATTATGAATATATCTAAGACTTGGGATGTAGATCCGCTGGAATTTCTCCCAAAAGTTCAAGGTGACATAGTAGATCTGACTGTAACTATAGCAGAGCGTATTTTTGATGGTGTAGTCAGTCGTACTCCAGTTTATACTGGTAACCTTAGAGCTTCTTGGGTTGTAGGTGTTGGAGAGAATTATTACAGAGCTACTGGAGGATCTCCAAGCAATGTATTACCTCCACCTACATTTCCAGCTGGATTACGGTCAATGAAGCCTCAGCTGATTTACATCATGAATACTACTCCTTATGCAGGATTGGTAGAATTTGGCGGTCCAAAGAATATTCCTAGGGCCATGGTTCAACAGACTCTTAGTGCACTATAATGTCATTTGTAGCACAAAAATCAGCCTTAGAGTCATTTATTCAGACAAACTTGACTGGAACTAATCTCGTCTTTGAAAATCAATCTCAGGGAAACAAAGTATCTGAGTGGGTTCGAGTAAATATCTTAAATCCAGATAACCGTCAAATATCTCTAGGCAATAATCCATACTTTAGATATTTAGGGTTACTGATATTTCAAATATTTATTAAGCCTAATACTGGTTCTGGTAGGGCAATGGAGATAGCTGATCAAATCACTACTCTATTTAGGGGTCAGACAATTAGTGGTATGACGTTTAAACCTCCGGTAATCGATCCAGTGGGCGAATCCGGCGGATGGTATCAAATCAACGTATCAGCACATTTTTCTAGAGAGGAAGTATAATGGCTAACTTGGCTACTTCGAACCGTACCGCCTTACGTCTGGTAAAGGAGACAGTGGCCGGTACCATTCCTGCAACCCCAGCTTTTAAAGACCTTCGTTATACTGGTGAAAGTCTTAACTTCAACCAGTCAAAGATTGTAAGTAATGAGATTCGATCTGATCGTAATACATCGGACCTGATTACTGTCTCTGCGGATGCTTCTGGTGACATTAACGTTGAGATGTCAATTACCTCCTTCGATGATCTGATTGAAGGAGCCTTCGCTAGCACATTCTCCGCACCTGTAGCTGGTTTAAGCACTATCAAGAACGGGGTAGTGAATAACTCTTACACTCTTCAAAAGCACTTCCAAGACTTAGATGCTCCAGTCTTCCAGAACTTTAAAGGTTGTAAAGTAGGTTCGATGAATCTGTCGTTCTCTAATGGCTCGATTCTTACTGGCGGCTTCTCGGTGATGGGTTTTGCAGCTGTAGCTAGCACAACTCAAGAGACTGGTGCAACGATTGTTGCAGCACCAACTACTTCTGTTATGAATGCGGTCTCCAACCTCGTCAATATCGAAGAGGATGGTGTAGCATCTACCATGATCATTAAGAATATGACTTTGGAGTTGTCTAACAACCTCCGAGCTCAAGATGCTATCGGCACACTTGGTCATATCGGCATCGCTCTTGGTAAGTGTGAAGTTAAAGGTACTCTTACTGCTTACTTCAAGGATTTAGTGCAGTATAACAAATTCCTGAACAATACCAACTTCGCTCTTGGCTTCCGTTGCCAAGATGATGCGGGCAACTACTATGAATTTACGATGCCTAAGTGTAAATTCGAATCTGCTACCATTGTGTCTGGTGGTAGCGACCAAGATGTCATGATCGAAGGTTCATACCGTGCGATTTATGACTCAACTGCACTGGCCACAATCCAGTGTGATCGTTACACTGTGTAATCTCACTAACCTAACCTAGTTCGGAGCCAATATGTCAATCGTCGTTAATGCAAAGCATGACAAAATCACCCAAGGTGCTTGGGTTGAATTTGGCGGCAGTAAGTTTCTCGTCTGTCACTCTAGTAATCTGAAATTCCAGCGTACCTTTGCTCGTCTCCAGCAGCCTCATCGCTCCAAGATTGAGAAAGGTACACTGGATCCAGCCATCTCTAAAGAGATTGTATGTAAAGCATTTTCTCAAGCTCTGATTTTGAACTGGGAAGATGTGGTTGACTCTGAGGGTGCAGATGTTCCATTCTCTCCAGAATCTGCATATGAGGCTCTGACCAATAACCCGGATTTGGTGGAGTATATCCAGGAGGTGTCTAATAACTTAGCCTACTACAAGTCAGAGGAACTTGAAGCTCTGGGAAAGAATTAAGCGCCTATGTGTTGTGGCAGTTGGAGTGGGGTGAACAGATCGAATTCCTTCAGGATGTCGAATCTAGAACCGGTGAAACTCCAACTGCACTTCTTAATAGGCCCAAACGTTGGGTCTGGCTTGAAGAGTATTTACAAGCTTTTGACACATTGTCTAGAAGTAGATCGATTGGATTTAGTAGAAACCCAATCTCATTTCAAGATATCGTTACGTACGCTCAGTTTTATGACGTAGAAGATTTCGACTCATTCTGCTTGCTAATTCAGCACATTGATGGGGATTATTTAGAGTATTTAGCTAACCGAGATAAGAACCAGTCATCAAATGAGTCAACTAACGTCAACCCTCAAAGTCGTAGTTAATGCATCGGGTGCTCAATCTGGGGCCGCCCAGGTTACTGCATCAATAACTGCGATGTCTAATTCATCGAATCGAGCAATCAATTCGATGAATTCTCGTATGAACACTTTCGAGCGGGCTATGAAGTCTGCTAATAGTCAGCTACTTAGCCTTGCTCGACAAGCTCTCGCTGTAACAGCTTTTTATCAGTTTTCTAAGTCTATTGTGGATGCGACACAGTCGTATGCCGCATTCATGGCGATTTCAAAGGTTTCTACAGGGTCTCTGCAAGGTGCAGCGGACTCAATGGATTATATCCGTAAAGTTGCGGATCGTTTAGGTGTTAACTTAGAGACGAATATTAAGGTTTTCGGTAAGTTCCAGGCCGCCATGAGGCCTATGGATGCCACTGGTGAAATGACTAAGCATATCTTTGAAGGCTTGTCAGTAGCGGCTAGTGGTCTACACCTTAATGCGTATCAGTTAGAACTGTCCTTCAAAGCTATTGAACAGGCTGCATCTAAAGGTAAACCGTCCCTTGAAGAATTCCAGCGTCAGTTAGCTGAACACATTCCAGGTGCTATGGCTTACTTAGCCGAAGGCGTTAACTTGCGGATGGATCAAATCCATGATGCGATCTCTAAGAAGACTGTGTCAGTCAAGGAACTATTGATTGGATTTGCCAACGTCCTTAAAAAGCGATTTGGTGAAGCTGCAGAATATGCTTCTCAACAGTTGCCTGCAGCAATTGAAAGACTTCGTAATGCCTTCTTCATATTTTATGTGGAAATCAGTAAGAAGGGTGCAGCGGATGGTTTGAAGGATTTGACCAAGGGTTTGACTGATTTGCTGGCTCGCACAGATATTACTCAAGCCATTGGCACCATGTTTAAGGATGTTGGAGCCAGTATCCGTGAATTCTTGGATTCGATAACTGGTGAAGATATTCAAACTTTTGGGGCCGCTATATCATCTGTTACAAAAGGTTTAGTGTGGTTCGTATCTAACATATCAGAAATCTTCAAGGTTTTAGTTGCTCTCCTTGCAGGTAACTATCTTGGAAAGATCGCATGGTTTTTCTATGATATTGGTACAAAAGCTAAGGCTGCGGGTGTAGGTATTGGCATTCTTCGTACTGCGTTTATTGGCTTGCGTGCAGCTATGTTAGGCCCGCTGGGAATACTGGCTTTAATAGGTTCATTGATATATCTCTTATCCCAGTTAGATGCCCGTAAACCAAAGCCTATTACGATAGATGTACGGGATACGAATGGTAAAGTAGTATCGATGAATTCAGCCACATCTGGATCCTTTGCAGGGCCAGGTAATGCATCCTCGTCCAAATTGGGTGGTAATTCCATGTTTGATAAGGCTCAGAAGAATCAGCCTATCGGTGGTAAGTTAAGCTCTAGTGATTTGGCTCTGGTAGGTAAAAACCAGGATATGTCTCTAGAGGACCTACTCAAATCAATGGATCTCCCTAAAGATGCGACAGGTGGTGGGGCTGGTGGTAGTAGTGGTAAAGCTAAGAAGGATCCACTCGAATCCTTCATAAGTGATACAACCATCGCTAAAATGAAGGAGTATTCAAGCCTGCTCGCTTTACTTGAGAAACGTAAAGGCTCAATGAGTTTTGAGCAATATGCAAACACTTATCAGAATATTAGCGATAAATTCGTTACGCTAGTAGATGGAGCTAAATACTTCGATTCGTCTGCTGCTGAGATGGCTAGGTCCCAAAGTGACTCCATTGCGGAGATGCAAGGCGAGATAAGTGATACTATTAAGACCGCTAAGGATTGGCAGATAGAGCTAGATGGTACTATGAATTCCCTAGCTAGCGCAGCCTCTGGGGACGTCTTCGGACCGCTGTTTGCAGAAGTCAACGTTTGGTTTGATGAAGAGATTAAACGTCTCAAAGAAATTAGTGGCTTAGCACCTGAGGCGGTGAAGAAAATTATAGACTCCATTAATGCAGTTAAGGCTGCTAAGATGGATTCAGCTCAAATTATGGGCGCAAATGAATTACTCAGTAATAGCCAATCTATAATTAGCTCTAAGGAGCAATCGTTACAATCTCAAGTGATTGCTGGACTTATTAGTGAGAGTCAGGCTCGAGTCTCTCTTAGAAAAGTTATTGGAGAGCAAGGTGCTAGCCTAACTCAGCATTTGCTCCCAGTTTTGGAAGAGATAATTCAAAAAACTACAAACCCTCAAACTCTGGCGGCTATGCAAGCCATGGTGGATAAGATTGGTGAGATGGTTACTATTGGTAACCAGACTACAGGTTTTGAAGGGTTTAAAGCTGGATTACGTGAGTATGCTAATGAGGCTACTGATGTATTCACAGAGGTAAAAGATGTAACGATAAAGGCCTTCCAAGGTATGGGAGATGCTCTTACCGAATATGTTATGACTGGTAAGGCGGATTTTAGCAGCTTACGTGATAGTATCATTAAGGATATGATTAAGATTGCCATGCAGCAAATGGTTACGAAACCACTTGCAAACATGGCTTCGAGCATGTTTAGCTCGGCAGGTAGTGCTTTAATGAGCATGTTCCTAGCCAATGGTGGAGCTTTTGCGGGCGGTCAGATTCAGGCCTTCGCTAAAGGCGGAGTTTTAGGACCTAATGGCGGAATCTTCCCAGGCCCAACAATCTTTCCATTCGCAAATGGTGGAGCTCTTGGGGTTGGCGGTGAGGCTGGTGATGAGGCTGCTATGCCTCTTAAGCGGATGTCTAGTGGTAAGTTGGGCGTCTACATGGAAGGAGGTGGAGCTAGCTCTATTGCGATCTCTATTACAGTCAATGATAACCGTACTCAGACGGAGTCTAAGACTCAGGGTAACGATAATAAACTGGCGCCAAAACTTGCGGATATGGTTCGTGAAACTGTTCACGCTAAACTTGTCCAAGAAATGCGTCCAGGGGGATTACTGGCATGACCTGGTTACTTAGTGATTTAACTCCGACCCTTGATGCATCCACACCAAATGCTTCACTAGACGGCTCATCGTCAGGCACATCACAGGTAAACTCATTTATCTGGATTCCTTCATATGGATCAGATAATGATAGTGAGCAAATGATCCGTGAAGCTCGCTTCGGTGATGGGTATCGTTTACGTGCAGGCATTGGTATTAATAGCATCGATGACAAATGGAATTTAGTCTTTTCTATCCGTTCATCCGCTGAAAAAGATGCAATTAGAGACTTCTTGAGAGCTCGTACAGGTGGACGCTCCTTCTTCTGGACCCCATTCGATGAACTTACACCTATCAAGGTGTTCTGTAAGAAGTGGAAGATTGTTGCAGATGATTACAACTCCTTTAACATCACTTGCACATTTGAGAGGGTGTACGGCGAATGACGATTGAGACAGACCTCCAATCTCTTTCACCAGGTTCGGTGGTGGATATGTACGAGATTGATACTGGGGACTACGGTCTTGGTATCTTGCGTTACTCTGCCTACACCAATGAGAAGAATGAGGACATTGTTTGGCAAGGTCAGACCTTTGTCAGATTCCCAGTTAAAGTGGAGGGGTATAAGAAGAGTAGCCAAGGCACTTTACCTCGTCCAACTATGACCATTGCCAATATTGGTGGAATCCTTGGACCCTTCTTGAAACTCTTTAACTCCTTTCTT